GAATAAGATTCTACCAACTGATCGTCGGATTTGGATACTGCCAAACTCAATTCCTCCAACAAAGGAGTATAATGGTCTTGGATTTGTTTCATATATGTTGGTTTAACCGAATTACTCACCAACCAATCGTAACATTTAAATTTAGAAGAACGAGTTTTGATAAACTCGTCTACACGACCTTCAATTTCATTAATATAAATTGTCGCTTGTTCCCAAACTCTATCTTGGATAGACTTTTCAACCTTTACAGGTTTATTAACTGTTTGAGCAGCAATAGAGGAAATTATAACAGAATTTGCGTCAAAATTTAAAATTTCAGCAAACCTTTCTTTGATCCAAACGCCTTTATCTAAATCTGCCCCTCTAGATTTCATCCTACAGACAAAACCCAAATTTTTGAATAAATCTTCAGAAGAAGAAGATAATTTTTCCAAATCGGATTTTGTAAATTTCTCAGATTTTGCATAATCTATAGCATATTTCTTGGAGTCTTTCCAATCCTTTTGATTGGCGTACCAAGATAATGCTCTAGGGACAGAGATTTCGTTTTTATCGCCCCAAGTAGGTTCATCGCCAATAAACAGGGATTCTACATTTACACTAATTCTGGGTTTATCCTTTTTCATTTAAAGAGTTCATCACTTTTTTATAAACATCATTAACAAATCTGGTTGAAGATTTAGTTTTCTTTACAACCAAGCCAAAAAATCCACACTGAACCAAATGACTGACATAAACATATGGGTCAGTTAAAACTGCAACAAAATTATCTGGATGATATATGTTTCCATATTTGTCGCTTTTATATATCATTATATGATACAAATGATGCCCAGCATTACTTATTTCGTATTTTGATTTCTTTTGATAATTAAATCCTGACATTGTCAAGTCAAAATTTTGTGTTGGAAGAAAAGTTATCCCATCTGGGTCTTCTTCGAAAATTTTCTTTATAACTTCTTTAGGTTTCATCATATAATATTTTGCTCAAAAAGTAAACTATTTTTTAATTAAGTGTGATCTTCTCACTCTTGCCATGATCCATTCATTGTAATATTCTTCCGGTTTCAAAAGAACATCGAACTCGAATTGGTATTTGGTTTCCCAGTAAGTACATTCAGATTTAGATTTACACAATTTCAATATTTCTCTTTTAAAATTGTCTTCTCCACAACCAGAAACTTCTTCTTTTAAAGTTTCTGAAGAACCGAAATAACATTTCCAATCAGATTCTGCTAGATAACCTTTTCGCTTTCCTTTAACTGTTTTATATTTTTTAAAGTAAAATTGCTTTTTTCCAATATATTTTTTATTATTAGAAAGATTGGTTATTATATAAACAAATCCCCAATAACCTTGGGGATCTTCAATAGGTTTACCTTCATACAACCAAGACATGGGATTAATCCCAAATTCCTTCTTGTTCTAAGTAATCCTCTTCTTCTGGAATATCTTCTTCAACACTTTCAATATTTTCGCCGCAGAAGGGGCAAAAAATTTCATCATGTTCTTTTACTAGGTTTTCGTTAAACGATAATGAAAAATCTGATTCGCAATTATCACATAGGGTAGATACAACTTTCTTCATACAAATAATTCCTTTTAAAAATGAAATTATTTATAAGGAAATTACTCACAACCAAACGTCACTCCAAGAACCACTTATCGCGCCTTTAGCATAAGCAGTAGCGCGGTTTTCGAAGAAATTAGTATGTTGAGGCGCAGAAATCATTTCATCCACCCACGGAAGAGGATTCTTCTTTACCTTAAAGACACCCTTTAATCCCATAGCAATTAATCTACGATCACAAATATATCTGATGTATTTCTTTAGGTCGTCTATATCCAACCCTTCGCATTCGCCCATTTCATAACAAATATCAATAAATGAATCTTCTAATTCTACCATTTTTTCAGCAATAGAATATAGTTCTGATTTTAAATCATCCTTCCAAATATCCCTATTTTCTTCAATAAACGTCCTAAAAGTTTTAATCATTGCTTCGCAGTGTAATTGTTCGTCAAGAATAGACCAAGAAATAATCTGTCCCATTCCTTTCATCTTACCGCGACGAGGGAAATTAAGTAACATTACAAAAGAAGAGAACAATTGCATACCTTCTGTAAAAGCAGAAAAAATAGCGATTTGTTGAGCAATATTCTTAGTAGAATCTAATTCAGAAATACTTTCAATATATTCATGTTTATTCTTCATAGCCTCATACTTTAAAAATTCAGTATAGGTAGACTCTGGCATACCAAGAGTTTCAATCAAATGAGAATAAGCAGCAATATGAACCGCCTCTCTAGCAGCAAAACCAAGAAGCATCATTCTAAGTTCTGGCTGTTTTAGAATTGGTAGGTAATTATTAACATACCCACCCGCAACGTCGATATCAGATTGTGTAAAAAATCTAAAAATGTTGGTTAGAAAATACTTTTCTTTATCAGAAATATTATTTTGCCAATCCTTAATATCTTGAACCAATTCTACTTCTGAATGTATCCAATGCATTTTTTCGTGAGTCAACCAATAGTCATACGCCCAAGGGTATGTAAATGGTTTCAGTGCAGTCCTAGAATCTGTTAATTTTAATTTTCTTTTTACCATTTTACAATATCCCTAATTAAATTACTAATAACCAACGGCGGAAAAATACCAATTAAAACTATAGTTGGGATTTCATACGCACTTCTATAATCATATTTGTTCATCTTTAAACTCATTTTTTAAATCTTCAATCAAAGTTTTTATTGTAGAACCCAAATACATATAATTCTGACCGTGTTCTAATTCAAATTCGTTCAAACACCTTTTAAGAAGTTCTTTTAATCTTTTTTCTTCACTTTTCATAATAATTACCATATTACATACACGCCAAACATTCATCACCAGCAATAATATCTTGCATATTAATTTCTTCAATAATATGACGCTCAATTTGCTTAGATACTTTATCAGATTTCTTTAAACTATCAGAACGACAATAATATAGAGTAGGAAGTTTCTCTTTCCACGCTTTAAAGTGAACTGCGTGTAAATATTTAATATGAGCATCTGGTCTAAAGAATAAATTCAAAGATTGAGTTTGGTCAATAAACTTTTGACGATCTGCTGCCAAATCTACTACCCAACGCTGATCAATTTCCATAGCAGTTTTAAATACTTCTTTTTCTTGATCTGTAAAAATATCCATATGTTGAATGGACCCATCATTAGAAATAATATCTAACCAAATATCATTATAATTTAGTTTAAAATTATCAATAAGTTTTTCTTTGATAAGGTCATCTAGAACATGATTTTTATTAAGATAAGAACCAGACATTGTATCTTGACGGTATGCGTTTGCCCTAATTGGTTCTATTGAAGGTGAGATATTACCCATAATAATAGAAGTAGATGCTGTTGGGGCTATCGCCATTAGATGACTAAATCTTTGATAGTAAGGTTTTTCTCCCTTAACCCCTTCTTCAAAATCTGGACAATTTCCCCTTTCGAACCCCAGTTCTTTATTTGCTTGGTCTAAATGAGTTCTAATATTTCTAAAAATTTGCATATTCCTAGATTTCGCTAAAGCCGACTCGAAAGGAACACCGTTTTGTTGTAAATATGTGTGGAATCCTAATGTTCCAATACCTATGGCGCGTTCCCTTTCAGCAGAATATCTTGCTCTTGAAATGGCTTCGGGAGCATTGTCGATGAAAATAGTAAGAACGTTATCTAACATCTCAGCAACATCTCTGAAAAATTGATAATTATCTTTGAATTCGTCGTAATAACGCAAATTAACAGAAGATAAACAACACACAGCAGTCCTATTTTCGTCTGTTGGTAGAACAATTTCAGAACAAATGTTAGATTGCTTTATACTCAAACCAAGATTTTTCTGAAATTCTGGCATTTGTTCATTAGCAGTATCAATAAAAAGTAAATATGGCTCTCCGGTTTGCATTCTCAATTCAATAATCTTTTGCCAAAGTTCTTTTGCAGAAACAGTTTCTTTTATCTTATCTGGATTATGTGTATCGTAAAGGTTCCAAGAATCATCAAAATCGTAATCAAGCATACATTGTTCAATGATGTTCATGAATTTATCCGTAAGAATAATACCATGATGCAGGTTCAAACACTTCACGTTTTGGTCTCCGGTGGGCTTACGCATTTCAAGAAACATCATAACGTCTGGATGATCTATTCTTAGATAAGCAGCATAAGAACCGCGACGAGTCTTACCTTGACGATAGGCTAAACAAGAAGCGTCATAGATTTTTAGGTGGGGCATAACTCCAACGCTTTTATCGTCTGCGGAGCGAATATCAACGCCAATACCAACACCACCGCCAAGCATTGAGAGGGTATTAACTTCAGAAAGGGTATCTACAAGACCAGAAGAAGAGTCTTGCATGTAAGAAAGGAAGCAAGAAATTGGTAATCCATTTTTAGATTTTCCATAAGAAAGAATTGGAGTAGCAAAACTTAACCAATGTTTAGAAGCATAATCGTATAATCGTTGAGCGTGTTCAATATTAGAACCAAATGACTTTGCTACAAAAGCAAACCTTTGTTGCGGAGAAATTTCCGTTTCTGTCATATATGATTCTTTTAACCTTTTGATTCCTAATTCATCAAATAAATTATCTCTTTCTGGATTTGTTTTGATACCAAGATATTCTTCCATTTTACCCTTCCTTTCTTATTAATTTCGGTTTTTTATTTATTGTTACCAATCTGATACCCCTACAATCGGGATTTTTAATTCTCCATAAATTCCATTTACGTTTGTTTCTATAACCATATCAAGCGTGTATCCAATCTCGCAAGAATAATAAATTAATTTAAAACTTTTTGATTCATGTAGATCATATTCTGGAAAATTTCCAATAATATGCATCATTTTAGTTAAATCAAATTTATTTAAGTATATTTTACATTCGCTCATAATTTAACCCTTCTATATTACAACAATCCTGATAGAAACCATTTGCTTCGTATACTAATTCTTTAATTTTTGAATTCATTACTTTTAACTTCCCATTCTTCTAATTTAATTAGATAAGGATATTCATCACAGGTTATGTGTTTACTATAACTTTTATAATCTTTCATTGCTGATTCTGGACTATCGTAAGCCGCAATTATAGTAAATCTTCTTGGTTTGATAAATCTATGTTCTTCTAGCAACAGATAAACCTTATCATTCATTATAGATCGCCGTCTTGTCGGTTTTCAGAATAATGAACATCAAATTGTCCAGCAGGATACCTATTAATCAACTTATTAACGTTTTCTCTGATAACGTCATTTGGATCTAAATCTAATGCGCGACAAGCATTAATCCAATACCAAGCAATATCTCCTAATTCTCTATATAAATGATACTTTGTATCTTCATCTAAAGGTTTACCTTGAAACAAAACCTTTTTAACAATTTCGTCGAACTCACCACCTTCAGAAGCAAGTCCAATACCAGCAGTCAATAGTAGCGGAATATTAGCAACCTTTTGGTGTTGTAGTTCCTTTATTCTATTAATGAAGAATTCTACGTCATTAGATTCATTAGATGTTACAGAAGCAACAAACTCTTTATAACGATTTAAATCAACTTTACTTGCCTTATTCATATTTTATTCACCTTTATTAAATTTATACTCAATATCTGCCCTATGTTGTTTCCAACCTCTAAAGTTTTTATGATATTCTTTATCTTTTGTTGGAGTTGCTTGATGTTCTGTTGGAGAAGCATGAATTGGTACAGAACCAACCAAATCGTCATACAATTTAAAATCCTTTTCTTTTGATGGTTTTTTTCCATCATGAGTTAGATAACTCACCCTAGCACATCTTGCTCCCGACATTTTAATACAATCAACCATAAGATTATTACAAATTTCATTATCTGTAACGTAAGGTAAATGCCAATCCCCATAATTCAATTTTGTAGGGACTGAATTAAGATATTCTCCATACATTTCACAAGTAAGGGCATAAATTTCTGGTTGAGCATCGCTATGCATTCTTAATTCAAAGAAATTATCCCATTCAGTAGATGTTACAATAGTCTTAGTCCACATCCAAGGTTCAATAATTCTATTAGAAATTTGCTTATGCAATCCAATTTTATTTAAAGCATAAGCAACTAAACAAGCAGGGTATCTAGCAAAACTCCAAAGAAATTTAGCGATTGACAGTTCCCCGCCAGATAGTTCTTCTTTTGCTTGCATCCCGGGTTGATTCTTACCCCAAAAAACTGGAATAACTGGGTCAGAAATAACATCGACAATCATTTTCTTAACTGGGATTGCTCTGGATGAAGCGGAATTTCTAGAAAATACTCTATGAGTATTAAACTCTGCCAAAATGAATCGGGGGTATTTCAGTTCGAAAGTCGTAACCCTAATACCTTCTGGTGAAATACTATCTTTAATAATTTTTGCTTCAATCATTAATTTTCTCCACATCTACTCCTATTTTTTTCAAATATTTTTTTTCCAAGAATTTATAATATCCAGTTTTCATCAATTTCTC